TGTCACATACGGTTGATTGTCAATTGGGCGAATAAGCGTTGAAGAAGAATACTCCATTTTTGCGCGAGTGGCTGATGCATCGCGCGGCCAATCAATTGAAAAGAAAGAGAGGGGGGCAATCTGGCCCTCGGCGCATGAAAGTGCCGAGTTCTCAGCGTCAGATGCACAGAGTCCAAATCTGGCAAGGCGGCGACCCGGAATGGGCTTTTGCTTTGCGCAAACCTGACCTACCGCCTGAAAAGCTCTGCCTAACCGAACAGCCAGATGCCTGCTTTCGCTTCTTTGAGACGCTAAGATCAGCGTCATCAGCGGCGTTCAAAAAGAAACAAATTCTGATTGATCGGAATGCGCGACCGAATGGTTTCGCGACTATCCCCGGCTATGTTGATTTTTCTTATCCGTCCTTCATCTCGACGGCGGCGGCAGTCATTCTCGCCAGCGAATTTGAACGGTTGAGCAAGGCTCATGGCGAGGTCACGCCGACAGTCGACCTCGATCGCTGGAACCCAGATGTTTTCCGGAAGCTATATCAGATCGGCTTCTTTGAGATCGTCGGCATTACACCAAAGCGTCATGACGTCGTAATCGATGAGGGAGATACTCGCACCATGCAGATTATTGGCACAAAAAATGCCAACGATCTGGAACAAGTCGACAATGGTATTCAAAATCTTTGCAACTTCGTAAACCCAGATGGGGAAATACCGGATGACCTTATCATCAATCTCCTGACTGGTTTGGCTGAAGCAATTGCGAATGTTACCGGACACGCCTACCCCAATTGGTTTAACCCTGAATATCCACACATTAACCAGTTGTGGATCGCTGCGACGGCCGACAGGGCCAGAAAGACTTTGACGGTCGTCGTTTACGACCAGGGGGTAACCATTCCGGTGACCTACCCTCGAATGAAGCGACGAGACAAGGTGATGACATTCCTCGCAAGGGCGCTGCGAGGGACGCCGGAGTTTGACTTTCAGAATGATGGAACATACATCCGGGCGGCGATGCGCTATGGCGGCTCGCGAACTGACCAGCGTCACCGTGGCAAAGGCCTCCCTCAGATTGTGGAAGTCGTCAGCAGGTCAGGGCGAGGCAAGTTAAGCGTGTTTAGTAGAGGCGGATGGTGCATTCGGAATTCCGATGGACGGCTAAGATCAGGTGCGGTATCCTCTTCCATAGGAGGCACTCTGGTGGAATGGGTTTTGGAACTTTCTCCAGCCTCAGTGGTTGCTGACCAATGATTATAGATGTTGCGAAAGATTTCAGCCGTTATCCGGCCGGCAGAGTCCCCGAAGACGGGGATAATAATGGCACGCGCTTTCGCGAGCATATCCTCGTGCCTGCGTTGAAGGATGCTCAGAGGAACCACACAACAGTCGTTGTTGATATAGATGGCGTGCGCTCGTTCGGATCCTCTTTCCTTGAGGAAGCCTTTGCAGGCTTAATTCGCCTAGGAAAGTTTAATCGCAATGACGTGAAGAAACTCCTGGAAGTTAGGTGTACGAAACCGCATCTTTTTATTTTCCGAGATGCGATCACGTCATACATCAACGCTGCGAAAACGGATGAACAACTGCTTGCCCACTGAAGACTGGAGTAACAAATTAGTATTTGTCTTCATCGGCGCATTGATTGCCTATTTCTTCCAGCAAATAAGAGTTTCTGCAGCTGAACAGATCGCTCTAGTCAATGACCACATAAAAGACATTGAAAAATTCAGTGATGCCGCGCAAGGTTACTGGCTGAAGCAACCCGCAAATATTCAGGAGGAAGCTGCGCTCGCGGCGAAGGTGAGGACGACGCATGCCGCGACAACACTGGTATATGATGAAATGTCGAAGGCTTGTGGGGCGTCGGGGGATAAATACCGACAACTCATGCAGGCGCTTTTTGAAGCTGCCACAGGCGGAAGCTTCGAAACTTCGGGGCGCGAGATAGACCCTCTTCGAGCGATCGAAACGCATGACACGGCTGCTCAGTTAATTCATCTACTCAGGTGCAGCCGAAGAGATATCCTGTCTATCAGACGTATTTTCCGCTACCGAATAGATTTTGATCGGTAAGAATGTTGCGCGCATTCCTGCAGACCGAGAGGCAATTCGTCGGTGTCTGCAGGTCTTCGAAGGTGGAATTCACAGTGGGCTGAACGCCGAAGCCCCGCTGGGCTGACGCCGAAAAGATACTTCCTACCTTTTTCAAACCTCAAGCCGGTGGGTTTATTCAGTCGCGCGCCCTTTCACCCTTCGCACTACCCACTCAAAAAGCAGGTCGCTCATCCACATCGCGGAGACACCCAGGATGAAGGCAATCGCCCTCTCCGTCTGTCCGACATCTTCCGGCATCGACCACGACATGATGCGGGCGACCTGCCCGGCCACATGAACCCCGACCGGCGTCAGGTTGATTGCCGCCAGCAGCCCGCACATGGGCGACAGGATTACCTCCCGCCATTTCCATCGGTGGCGGGAGAGCGCCCGCAGCAGGCCGCCGGCCAAGCCGCCAGCGACCACACCGGGGTTATCGAGCCCCAGCGCGTCGCGCACCGAGGCCAAGATTTCAGCAAAGGTCATCCCGCTTACGCCTTGTTGGCCGGCGCGAGATAGACGCAGACGGCTGAGATGAGCGCGACAAGCGCGGTCTGGATTTCCGGGGTGGCCAGTTGCTCGGGAAGGACGCCGAAAGAGACGGCAGCGCCGAGGGCCGCGCCCACAAGAGATGCGATCAGCTTGGAGTAGGGAGAGAGCATTATCGAGCCTCCTTGAGGGCGATTGCCACGGTCGCATATGCCGTCGCCACGAGGACGAGAGCATTGGCCGTGGTGACGTTGGACGGATCGGTGCAGATGACGCGCACGCCACGATAGGCGGCTGCCTCCTTGTCGATGGTGGACTGCCGGACCTTCCCGGAGAGTGTCAGCGCCGTGAACGCGAGGTGGCCGGTATCGAGCGCCTGGCAGGCGGTCGCGAGGTTCTTGGTAAAGCTGGGATCGCCGGTCGTGGCGCAGGACGGCAGCAGAAGGCATGCCGCCAGGGCAATATGCAGATGGCGCATAGTGGTCATTCCTCGTCCGTGGTTTCTTTGAGGTCGGCGCCATCCGAAACGACGGTATGCTCGCCGATGTCGATCGCGGTCAGGGGCCAGCGGGAGCCGTTCGGCCGCAGGCGGTTCTTGGCAATCCGCGAGACGTTGATGCTGTCGGCCTGATTGCCGCCGAGAACGTGGAAGTGCGTGGCGTCCTCGCCGACGTAGAAGCCGACATGGCCGGTCCACGATGCGGGCGAGCCGCGCCAGAAGACGAGGATTGCGCCCTTGCGCGGCGTCACGGGCTTTCCGAAAGCCAGCCAGTTGATCGCGCCATAGGGGTTGTTCGGCAGGGCCTCGTCCGGCAGGGCCAGAGCGAGGCAGGTTTCAACTAGGTCGCCGCACCAGGCCACCTGAGCCGGATCGCCGACCGTTCCGCCGTCCGACTTGAGAAACGCTCTCAGCGCCGCGTTGTCGCGTTTTTCGTGCAGCCCTTTCTTGCGTTCGGCGATATCGAGCCACGGCGTTGCGTCGGGGCTGTCTGCCGGAGCTTGAAGCGCTCCACCAAACAGCGCCCGGAGCGTCTGCGGCCCTGCGATGCCGTCCACCCGGAGATGGTTGGCGATCTGGAATGCCTTGATGGCAGCAATGGTGCGCCGGCCGCGAATGCCATCGGCCAGGCCTGGGTCATAGCCGAGCACGGTCAATCGCCGCTGCAAATCTTGCACGGTCGTCATGGTGATGTTCCTTATTTTGAACTCAGTTCAGGAAAAGATTGCGCCCGTCGCACTGCGACGACGAAGGCGGGGGAGATTTACCCCTGCTCGGCCTCTGGTGCGCAGCGCCTGGGGCACCCCGCCTTCGTTATTCAGCCGAGATAAGCGGCGACGTAGTTTGCGTCCGCCGCCAGCCCAGAGTTTGCCGGGCGGTCCCATGCGCCGCCGTTATCTTCGGAGCGGGCCAGCTTGCCGTTATCGTAATGGACGATCCAGGCCGCGCGGTCGTGATAGAGGGAGCGGATGGCCCCGGTTTCGCCCTCGGCCCACGGCTTGGCGGCGGCGTCCGTCCATGGGCCGGCTCCGGCCGTGGACGTCACCCATACGCCGGCACTCCCGGCAAACCATCGTCCTGCGCCATAAGCAGCCTTGGCGATATAGCGGTTGGCAACAAACGGGGCGACCGTCCAGGTCGTCAGGTTCGTCAATGGAGCGGATACAAGCTGATTTGGGCTGTTGCTCGGATTGTAGTGGCCAAAAACCAGAGCGACATCACCAGAGGCCGCGGCGGTGATGGTATTGATACCAAACGGCTGCGACCGCACCGCCCAAGCCCCGCCAGGCGTTGGCGCCGAAATAATCACGCTATTCGATGGCCCGTTCCCGCCGATAGCGAAGCCGCCCGCCGCGCCGGTCATGACATAGGCGCGATATCCGGCCCCGGAAAGCGGCAGGTCGTTTCGACCGGACCATGTCAGCCCATCAGTCCATATGATCTGCCCGCCAGGCTTCAGGCCAACTAGATAATCGCCATTGGCTGCCACCGCCATGAAGGCATCCGAGCCCAGCGTCCCTTCGACAGGATAGGGCGTCGTTTCCTTGTCCCACTTCCGCTTGTCCGCCGAAGAAAAAACCGCCGCCTCGGCAGAAGTCTCGCTTTTCCAGAGCGCACCGAACAGGTAATGCCGGCCCTTAAACGTCGCCAGTTGGGACGGCTGAAATGCGCCCTCCGGCTTCGCGCTCGATGTCGCCTTGGCGAGATCGCCGGAAATCTTCGGGGGATACCAGCGCTTGCCGTCCGCCGAGGCGCGCGCCTTGTGGTCGACAGTGACCACGCCGCCAGACGCGACGCGCACGGAATTGAACGCAAGGTGGCGGATCGCACCCTTATATACGGCGCTGCGGCCGAACAGCGGCGATGGGCCGAGGATCATGCGCTTGCTCCGCTTGGGCTCATCAGGACAGTGCCGTTCGCCTCGACGAAGTACGCCACCACGACCTTTGCGCCGGGGGTCGTCGGCCAATCCGGCTGCCCGCCGATCCACACGATGTTTGCGCCGTAGCTGGTGATCGTGCCCGTGCCGGAACCGTTTTGCGTGAAGATGACGATGCCGCTCTTGCCGGCAACCTGGTTGGAGGGGTTGGCAAGGGTTCGCCCGGCCGCCCCAAGCGTCACCTTGAAGTTGATGCCCGCCGCCATGTCCCAGGCGATCGATGCCGCATCCGTGAGCGCCACCGGATCGTTTGCGGCATAGATGCGGCGGATCGAGGTATAATGTGCGCCGGCGCCACCACGGATTTCCACGGCGCTCGCCTCGGTTCCCGAGCCTTGTTCGGCAGCATCGGCATCCGCCGCCACCTGCGTGGCCATCGCTTGCAGGGCGTCGCCGAGCGCGCTGAAATAGTTCGCAAGAATTGAGATCGCCTCATTGCCTTCCGGCCAGATGACGATGTGGCCGCCATTATCGAGGCCCTTCGGATTGGTGACCGGGTCATACGGATCATTGTTGAGGCCGTCGAGAAAGGCGGCGGCAGCCGCAGGAAAGACAGGCAGGGCCATCTATCGAAGCTCCTTGATTTCGAAAGCCATGGACGTGAGCGAGGAACCGCCGGCGAACATCTGGATCGACTCCAGCGGCGAGAGCTGGCGCAGCCGGCCGATGAAGTTGCGCTGGCCGGCGAAGGTGGTGTCGTCGGGGTCGAAGATCACGAAGACCTCGCCGGAAATGCCGGCGCGGCGCGTCAGCTCCAGCGCCTTGGCGTAGCCTTCCTCCTTGGAAAGATAGCCGAGCGTGAAGCGCAGGATGCGGATCGGCTCGCGCACGTCGAAGAACTCGGCGCCGTTCAATGCGGTCGATACGGTGGTGCTGTCCTCATAGCCGAGCGTGGCGCCCCACTTCATGTTGATGCGCGGCTGCAGGAAAACTTCCGAGGTGAAGACGCGGCCGATCTGGATAAAGCCGTCCTTGTTCGTGCGGTCGAAGATCCTGCAACGCCAGTATTGTGCGAGCACATTCTGCGGCAGAACCTGCGACGAAACCGGCGTCTGGCCGTCGATGTCTTCCTGCGTATAGCCGCCCAGCCAAAAATTGTTGCTCAGCCAGTTGAGCGCATGAATGTCCCAGGTGCCGCCAGCGAGACGCGGCCATGCGTCGAAGGCCTGCGAGAATTGCAGCGTCGAGAAGTCGGCGACGTTGGACGCCTCCCAGACATAGCGCGCGCTCAGCGACAGATTGTGCGCCACCAGTGCCAGGATGCGCAGCGAGCGCCGGCGCCCGAAGTCGAGCACGAACTGCGTCGAGGCCAGCTCGCGATCGACGGTGCGTGCCGCCTGGGCGAAAGCCCGCGTCTGAATATTGGGAAGCGGCATGGTCTCGAAATAGTTGCCGCCCGAAACCGTCGCCTCGCCGATGCGGTTCGGAAAGCCAAGCGTGATGTTTGCCATGTCAGCCCCAGAGATCGAGCGTTGTCAGCCCGGATCGATAGTCTTCGGCCAGGCCGATGACGGTGAAGGTCTTTCCAGCCGACAGGCCGAAGCGATCGAGCTTCAGCGCCACGGCGGAGTTCAGGTCGACACTGGCGACGTGCGTCGAGCGCAGCGTCACCTGGAACCGGTCGCGCCGCACGCCATGCAGCGCCAGCAGGCGATTGGCCTCCGCCTGGGCGGCAGCCTGCGACACGAGATAGGTCTCGAAGGTCAACTCCGGCGCCAGCTTATGGATTGCCTTCACCGCCGGATCGGTCGCGGTTACCGTCCGCCATTCCTCGGTTGCGAAGGCGCGGAAGGCCGTCGAGACGTTGACGGGGTCAAGATCGTTGGCGGTCATGACCGAGCCGTTATGGGCGTATTTGACGGTCACCTTCCACGCCGGCACCCCGCGCCCCTCGTCGCCGGTGGCGAGCAAGCGCACCGGGCGGCGATCGCCGCTGTCCTCGATCAACTGCGCCTCGGTGATGGTGACGACCGGATAGGCTGTGCTCGCCTGCATACGGAGCATGCGGAAAACGCCGAGACGATCGGGAACGATGGTGGCGCCGATCGAGCCGAGCAGCTTTCCCACCACCGTCAACGCCTCTTCCGGCTCCGTGCCGACGAAATAGCCGACCTCGGCGCTGTTGAGCGCATCCAGCCGGGCCACATCCTTGGCGAGGAAATTGACGTTCTCCACAAAGCCCTTGCGCAGCAGAACGCGGCGGGAGAGCTGGGCGGCAGTGCGCGCCGCGGCATTTGCGCCGACAATCGGTGCGCAGGTTACCTGCCCCTGCGGCGTATCACCCGTGCGAAGAAGACCCAGATTGAGTGCGGTCGCATATTTGCCACTGGCGATGCTGGCCGTTCGCAGCGCAGCAACAGTCGTATAGTCCTGGCCACTCGCGGTTATCAGAACGCCCTTGTCGCGGACCTCGGCGATGCCGTCGAGACCATCAGCGCCAGCCGCGAAAATCTTGTCGAAGCTGTTGGCGACGGCCGGCACGATCAAAGGCGGCGCGCCATAGTTCAGCGGCTTCGGCTTGTCCTTCAAATCCTGCGGCAGGCCTTCGGCTTCGTTCATGCCGCCGGCCACGGTCGTGCCGGCAAACAGTGTCGTCTGCAGATCGACCTTCAGCTCCGCCAGCCGATCGCGGATCAGGATTTTTGCACGATCCCAACTTAGCTCGACCTGCTCGACGGTGCCGGCAAACAATCGCTCCGCCGTGCTGTAAGCCGCCTTTGGTCCATCCAGGGTCAGGATGCGCAGCGGATAGCCGTCGACGGCATAGTCACGCAGCTCGTCGAAGCCGCCATCGGAATTGATGATCTCGATATAGCCGGCCCCGACCGTGATTTCGCCCGAGGTGGTGCCGGCAG